GGTGGACTGGGCCGAGGACTTCATCGACCAGTTTTCCGCCTTCCCCGCCGGGAAGCACGACGATATGGTGGACAGCGCCACCCAGGCGCTGAGCTACCTCATCTGGAGCGCCGGGTCGCCGCCGGGGAGACCGCCGGAGGAGGACGAGGCGCCCGATACCAGGGCGGAGGCCTTGTTGGATAACGAGAGGTGTTATCAGGTCTATTAAATGAGGAAAGGAGTTAGAAGGTCATGAACCGAATCATGTGCGGCGCGGTCTGCGCCGCAGCAGCCCTGGGCGGGTTCGCCTGGGGTTTTTTTATGGGCCGGCGCGCTGGTGACCGCGCCGGAAAGGTCGAGGCTGAAGTTGATGACAAGGAAGAACAGAGAGCGTTTACAAGGATGATGAGCTACAGCGTAGATGACGCCTACAGGCGGGAAGGAGTGAGCGATAGGTGAGCAATGGGGAGAAATTGACGAAAGCTTGGGAGCGGTACGAGCGCGGGCGGGCCTACAACAACCGGCTCGTCCCCAACCAGTACGATCTGGTCAACACCAACATTGAGTTCTTCGCCGGGAACCAGTGGCTCCATTTGGAGGACTCCCCCGCCATGCGCAGGCTCCCCCGGCCCACCTTCAACATCATCAAGCGGGTCGCCTCCCTCTTCGTGGCCTCCCTCACCTCCAGCGCCGCCTCCATCCGCTTCGACGAGCTGAGCTATTACGGCGGCGAGCAGGAGGGGGAAGGCGGCGCGGCGGCAGGGCGGCAGGGACCCGGCGCGAGCCGGGACGGCGCGTGCAGCGGCGTGAATTCGGAGCGCAGCGGAGAATTCGCGCAGGGCGAATTCACTTCGCCCGAGCATTTAAATCTGCGGAGCGATAGCGCAGCTATCGCTACCGCGGAAGTTCAAAATTTGCTGGACAAGTTCAAGATGGAGTACCGCATCCGGGAGGCCCTCTTCGACGGGGCCCAGACCGGCGACTACTGCGCCCACTTCTGGTGGGACCCGGACGCCACCCCCTACGGCGGCGCCTTCGGCGACTGTTTTGGGGAGATTCGCATGGAGCTGGTGGACGGCATCAACGTCATGTTCGGCAACCCCAACACCCCCGATGTGGAAAAACAGCCCTACATCCTCATTTTGGGCCGGGACACCGTGGCCAGCCTGCGCCGGGAGATGGAGGCCCACCGCGCCGGAAACGCCGGCGAGCTCCAGCCCGACGCGGACTACACCCTCCAGGCCGGGACCGGCGGGCAGACCGAGCTGGAGCCCGACGACGGGGACGGCAAGGCGCTGTATGTGTACATGTACGAGAAAAAGCCCCGGGAGGTGACAGACCCCGTTACCGGCCAGCGCCGCAGCGAGGTCACCGTCCGGGTGACCAAGGCCACCAAAAACTGCGTCATCTACGAGGACGCGGACACCGGGCTCTCCCGCTACCCCATCGCCTGGGGCAACTGGGAGCGGCAGAAAAACCAGTACCACGGCAGAGCGCTGGTCACCGGCATCATCCCCAACCAAATCTTTATCAACTCCATGTTCGCCATGGTCATGCGCCACCTCCAGCTCATGGGCTTCCCCAAGACCGTTTATAACGCCGACCTCATCGGCGGCTGGACCAACGAGGTGGGCCAGGCCATCGGCGTGCGCGGCCTCCAGCCCGGGCAGAGCGTGGGCCAGGCCGCCGTCCACCTCCAGCCCGCCGACATGTCCGCCCAGATTTTGGGGGCCATCGACAAGGCGGTGGCGTATACCAAGGACTGTTTGGGGGCCACCGACGCACAGCTGGGCAATGTGAGGCCGGACAACACCTCCGCGCTGATGGTGCTCCAGTCCTCAGCAGAGGTGCCCCTGGAGAACACCAGGGCCGGGCTCTACGAGTGGCTGGAGGACATCGGGGCCATTCTGCTGGACATGATGGGGACCTATTACGGGACGCGGCCCATGACACGGGACCGGGTGTTCCAGGAGCCCGTCATGGACGAGACCACGGGACTGCCCCGGCTGGACCCCGTCACCGGGATGATGGCCACGCGGGAGGTCACCCGCCGGGTCACCGAGCGGTACGACTTCTCCCGCTTTAAGCGCCTGTGGTTCAACGTGCGGGTGGACGCCGGGGCCTCCACCTACTACTCCGAGATCGCCATGATCCAGACCCTGGACAACCTGCGCCGGGACGGGGCGTTGGAGATCATCGACTACCTGGAGCGGGTGCCCGACCGGCTCATCCCCCGGAAGGCGGAGCTGGTGCGCGCCCTCAAGGAGAAGGAGACCCGGGAGGAGCTGGCCCAGGGCGCCGCCCGGGGGAGCGGCGGCGGTACGGGACTGCTCAGCGGCGTGCCCAAAAGCCCCGCCGGGCTGGCCGGGCGCAAGGACCGGCTGCCGAAAGCGGCGTGGAAGTATCTTCCGGTGGTTGACGGCGAAGGGAGGTGAGAACAGTGGAGGAAACCGTACAGAATCCGGCGGCTGAGGTCCAGCAGGCCCAGACGGCGGACGTGCCGGAGAACGGCGGGGAGGCCGAGACGCGGGCCGCGCCGGAGCGGGACTTCGACGGGGAGATCAACGAACTGTTGGAGGAGTTCCCCGAGGCCGCGCGGCAGGGCCGCCTGCCCGACGAGGTGATTGAGGCCGCCGGGGAGGGCAGGACCCTGGCGGACGCCTACCGGGACTACGCCCTCGCCCGTCAGGGCCAGGCGCACCCCGCCTGGAGCGCTCCCGTGCGCGGCGTGTCCGAGGGCTACGCCGTGGAGAGCCAGGGCAAGGACGCGTTTATGACCGGCTTCGACGACCTGTAACCCACCAGGAGAGCGACAGGGACCCGCCGCGAGGCGGGACGGCGCGTGCAGCGCCGTACGAGCGTTTTTGCCAAAGGCAAAAACCTCGGCGCAGGGGCGGTGTGTGCCAGTGGCACACGTCCACCGCACGACCGAGGCGAAGCCGAGACCCGAATTCATTTCGCCCGAGCATTTAAATCTGAAAGGAGTTTAAAACCGTATGGCAATTCAAAATTACGCAACGAAATACGCGAAACAGGTGGACGAGCGGTTCCACCGGGAGTCCCAGGCCATGCTGGCCCTCAGCCGGGACTATAAGTTCACCGGCGTCAAGACCGTGCAGGTCTACTCCGTCCCCGTGGTGCCCATGGGCGACTACCGGCGCAGCGGCCAGAACCGCTACGGCTCCCCCGACGATTTGGGGACCACCACCCGCACCTATACCGTCACCCGCGACCGCGCCTTCACCTTCATCATCGACAAGGGCGACAAGCTCCAGTCCCAGATGGTCACCGACGCCGGCAAGGCCCTCGCCCGCCAGCTTCGGGAGGTGTGCGTGCCCGAGTTCGACACCTACGTCTTCAAGACCCTGGCCGCAAAGGCCGTGGAAAAGGGCGCCTGCTCCTCCACCGCCGCCACCAAGAGCAACGCCTACAGCGAGTTCCTGGACGCCATGGAGTACCTGGGCAACCACAACGTCCCCGACAAGGGCCGGGTGTGCTTCTGCTCCTACAAGTTCGCCAACCTGCTCAAGCAGGACACCGCCTTTATGAAGTTCGGCGACGCCTCCCAGGAAATGCTGGTTCGCGGCGTCATCGGCGAGGTGGATGGGTGCCGGATCGTCAAGGTGCCCGCCGGACGCCTGCCCGCCGGGGCGGACTTCATCCTCACCCACCCCATCGCCGCCACCGCCCCCAAACAGCTGGAGGACTACAAGATTCACGACAACCCCCCCGGCATCTCCGGGTGGCTGGTGGAGGGCCGGCTCATCTACGACTGCTTTGTGCTGGAGGAGAAGGCCGACGCCATCTTCTACCACGGCAGCACCGCCGGCCTCACCGCCTGACGGGAGGCTTTTATGAACTACAAGTGGGCCAGGGACTATGTGCTGGAGCTCATCGACCAGTACAGCGTGGCGGGGACGGAGGTCCCCGCCATCTATAACAACCAGGCGGACTATCTGCACAAGATCCCCCGGCTGCTGGACGACGCCCAGGTGCTGGCCGCCACCACGGAGCACAAGATTCGGGCGGCGGCGCCGCTGGCAAACCTCCAGCGGTCTCACCATGAGGGGATGGACATCTACACCCTGCCGGACAACTGCTGGCAGCTGTGCGGCGGCGGGGTGGTGCTGGTGGACGGGGGCGAGGTGTACCGGCCCGAGTTCTGCCGCCTGGTGGGCCGGGACATGCTGTTCCTGCCGGCGAAGCTGCCCGCGGGGCTGGCAATCGAGTACTACCGCTATCCCCAGCTGCTGGGCGCGGACCCCAAGGACGACGCGCTGCTGGACAACACCCCTTCGGTGCAGATGGCCCTGCCCTACTTCGCCGCCGCCCATCTGGTGATGCTGGACAACGCCTTTGCCTACAGCGCGCTGCTGGGCGAGTTCGAGGCGCGCATGGCGGTGCCCGGGGAGGTCCCCCGGGCGGAGACGGAGACGGTAAGAGACGTATACGGAGGGTAGGGGGGCCCGTTTAAGAAAGGAGGCTATGTATGGCCGTGAAGCTCTCAAATCTGCCCGCGCCCCCCACCGAATACGCGGTGGAGTTCCCCAAGCTGGACGGCGGGCTCAACCTGCTGGAGCTGGACTACCGCATGGACGCCAACGAGAGCCCCGAGATGGTCAACCTCTGGTGGCGGGACGGGGCCCTCTGCTCCCGGGACGGACAGACCCGGCTCACCCCCGACAAGGCGCTGGGCACCGGGTTCTCCGCCTACGAGGCGCTGTTCCACGGGCGGGGGTTCTTCCACATCGGGGACGCCCTGTGGTACGGGCGGCTCAGCGACCCCGACGCACCCGCCGGGGAGCTGGCGCTGACCAAGCTCTGCGGCGGGGTGCCCCGGGAGGCCGGGGCCTGGTTCCGGTACGGGGACAAGCTGTATTACAAGAACCCCGGCTCCTATTTGGAGATTCGATACGATGGGAAGACGGACGGCTTTGCCGCCGGTTCGGTGACCCCCTTCTCCCCTGTTACGCTGATTAACTGCGAGCCGGGGACCTGCGCCGGGGACGTTTACCAGCCCGAAAACCGCATTTGCCCCCAAAAGACGGTGTGGTACACGGCGGCCCAGGAGGAGGACCCGGAGTCCAAGAAAAAAGTCGGGGTCACCGTGTACCATTTGCCCGTGCAGGACGTGGACAGCGTGGACAAGGTGGTCGTGGACGAGGCAGAGCTGGCGGAAGGGACGGGGTACACCGTGGACCTGAAGGCGGGGACCGTCACCTTTAAGACCGCCCCCAAGTTCCATGACCCGGTGAGCGCCAACACGGTGCGGATCACCTACAGCAAGCAGAGCCCCGACGCCCTGAAATCCATCCTGGACTGCAGGTACGCCGCCGTCTTCGGCGGAAACCAGAACGTGTGCGTGGTGCTGGCGGGGAGCGAGGCACAGCCCAACGCCTACTTCTGGTGCGGCAATCACATGGTCATGGACCCGGGCTACTTCCCCGTGGAGCAGTACAACCTGGCCGGGAGCGCCGACGAGGCCATCACCGGGTTCGGAAAACAGCAGAACATGCTGGTGGTCTTCAAGGAGCACAGCGTGGGGCGGGCCTCCTTCGAGACCGCCGAGATGGGCAGCGGCCGGGTGCTTCTGTCCATGCCCTACACCGCCATCAACGCCCGGGTGGGCTGCGATCTGCCCGGCAGCATCCAGCTCATCGAGAACAACCTGGTGTTCGCCAACACGGAACAGGGGGTCCACCTGGTGCGGGACAGCTCCGCCGCCTACGAGAACAACATCGTCTGCCTCAGCAGGAAGGTCAACGGGAACCCCCTGGCCAAGGGTCTGCTGAAGATGGTGCGGGAGGGCCTCCAGGTCTGCTCCTTTGACGACGGGGACCGGTACTGGCTGGTGGCCGACGGGGAGGTGTACGCCTGGGACTACAACGTCAGCTCCTACTCCGACCCCAGCTGGTTCTACTTCACCGGGGTGCCGGGCGTGGCCTTTCTCAGCGGGGACGCCGCGTCCTACCACCTGGACGGGCTGGGGCGGGTGAGCATACTCCGGCGCAACTTCCAGGACTACGGGGAGGGCATTCCCAAGCGCTACCGCTTCGCCGCCCAGCACTTCGGCAATTACGACCGCCTCAAGGACGTGCTGCGGTGCGTCTTCGTGGTGCGGGGGGACACCGACACGGTGATCCACATCGAGTACGACAGCGACTATGGCCGGCGGGAGGATTTAACGCCCATCCGGGCCTACTCCTGGCGGCTCTCCCCCCGGAACCTGGCCTACCGCTTTTTGGGGGTCACCCGCTTCGCCGTCACCGCCGTGCGCAAGCCCCGCTGCCGACACGTGCGCCACTTCGCCATGGAGCTCTTCAACGACGCGGCGGGGATGGACATGTCCGTCATCTCGGCGGCGGTGTATTACCGATTCCAAGGGAGGGACAAATAGTGGCTTTTCAACGTTTGATTTACCAAAAGGACTGGAAGCGCCCGGAGGACTTCCCCACCTATGAGGACAGCGAGGCCCAGGTGCGCGCCGATTTGCAGTTCCACCCGGACGCGGTGCGGGATTTCCTGAACAACGTGCTGCTCCCCGCCCTGGAGGGCGGGAAGGGCGCGGCGGAGCTCAAAACCGCCGACGGCCCGCTCCAGACGGTGCTGGACCGCATCAAGGCGGACATCCAGGCCCTGGCCGCCGGGGGCGTGCCCAGCGTCAGCCAGTGCGTCAAGGTGGGCTTTGCCCGGGCGGACTGGGCCTCCGATGGGAAGGGCGCCTTTGCCCTCGCCGTCCCCAAGGAGGTCCACAAGCGCGGCGGCGCGGCCTTCGGGTACAAACTGTGGCAGAACCTCGGGGACGGACCCGACAACCGCACCTGGAACGTGGTTTCCACCCGGGTGGTGCGGCGTGCGGACGGGGTGATTACCCTCACCGCGCCGGAGGCCTATGATGGGGAAATTGTGTTCTTTGGTGTTTAGAAAGGAGGTAAACGGGGCCCCCGCAAAGCCGAACTTTGGCTTTGTGGGGAGAGGAGGAGCCCCGAAATGAGTGAGCTTCCGGCGCGCTTGGCCGGAAGCGAAGGATATGGAGGAGGCGACGACGAGTGAAAGAAATTCATGTATACCCTAACGGCGGGCTCCAGGTCATTGAGCTGGGGCGTCAGGGGGAGAGCCAGCAGCGGGTGATCGTGTTCCACCTGGACGGCTGGCCCCGGGGGACGGTGTACCTGCTCCACCGGCGGCGGGCGGATTCCGCGCCCTATCCCTGCGCCCTGGAGCGGGAGGGCAATGTGGCCCGGTGGCTGGTGACCGCCGTGGACACCGCCCAGGCCGGGAGCGGCTGCGCCCAGCTGCGGGTCATCCGGGAGGGGACGGTGGTCAAGAGCCGGATCCTCTTCACCTCGGTGGCCCAGGACCTGGCGGCCTCCGCCCCCGACCCCGGCCAGACCCCCACCCGGGAGTGGCTGGACGCCATGCTGTCCGCCGCCGCCCGGGCGGAGCAGGCCGCGGAGCACCCGCCCGTTATCCGGGACGGGACCTGGTGGGTGTGGGACGGCGGGGCCTACGCGGACACCGGCGCCGAGGCGGAGGGATGCCGCTGCGACGAGTCCACCGCCACCGATGAGGAGTTCGGCGAGATGCTGGACGATGTTTTTGACGGCACGGGCGGCGGCTCTGCCGGCCCCGGCGACGACACCGCCACCGACCAGGAGTTTAACGAGATGCTGGAGGATGTTTTCGGGTGAGGCGCGCGACTGGCCCGTGAACATATAGACCTGATGCGCGGGCGCTGGCTCCGTCCGCGCAGGTCACAATAATTTTTCAGGAGGTATGATTTATGAGCTACGATGTAAACAAGAAGGCAACCGTCGGTCAGGTGAAGACCCTGGCCCAGAAGGTGAAGAGCGACTTTGCCACCAAGGCGGAGGTCAACACCGCCCTGGCCGGAAAGGCCGACGCCGCCAGCGTGCCCGCCAAGGTGTCCGACCTCACCAACGACAGCGGCTACCAGACCGCCGAGCAGGTGGAGAGCGCCGTCACCGGCAAGGGCTACCAGACCGCCGAGCAGGTCTCCAGCGCCATCAGCAGCGCGGTGAGCGCCGTCTACAAGGCCAAGGGCTCCGTGGCCTTCGCGGACCTGCCCCAGCCCGGCGCCGACACCCTGGGCTTCGTGTACAACGTCACCGACGCCTTCACCACCACCGACCGCTTTGTGGAGGGCGCCGGCAAGGCCTACCCCGCCGGCACCAACGTGGTGGTGGCCGAGCCCACCGCCGGGACCTACCTGCTGGACGTGCTCTCCGGCTTCATCGACATGTCCGGCTTCCTCACCGGCGACGATGTGGCCACCGACGCGGAGTTCAGCGAGATGCTGGCGGAAGTCTTTGCGTAAGAATCACCGGGGGCGGGCCCAGTGCCCGCCCCCTCCTTTGGAGGGATCGGTATGAGTTATAACGCCAAAAAAAGGGTGACCCTGGGCCAGGTGAAGACCCTGGCCCAGGCGGCGGCGGGGAAGATCGCGGCCCTGACGGCGGCAAATGTGGGGGCGGTGCCCACGACGCGGAAGGTCAACGGCAAGGCCCTGAGCGCGGATATCAGCTTAACCGCGTCCGATGTGGGGGCACGGGCAGCCTCATGGATGCCCACGGCGGCAAATGTGGGAGCCGTGCC